TGTACCACTTCTAACTGCAAAATCTTCATCAACATCTAGAGTGCCATTGAAGTTTACGTTATCATTAACAGTCAGTGTACCTTGAATAGTTGTGTTACCAGTTGCACCAATAACAGTGAACTTCTCAGTATCACCACTATTGAGTTTACCAACAGCAAATCTTTCGTTAGATCCAGTAGCACCAACATACAGGGATTTCATAATACCTGCACCACCATGTGCTTTCAAGGTGGAGAAGTTATGAGATGCATAGGAAGGAGATGCCTGATAAGTGTCACCGAAACGACCTCTGTATCTGACTCTCAACCAGTTCAATCTAGATTCAGTCTCTGTCGCACTATCCTTAATCTCAAGAGGACCGTTAACGTGTAACGTACCATCGATCAGAGCAGAACCTGCAACGTATGCACCACCATCAACTCTTAATGAACCATAGTCATTAGATTGAATCTCCCATTCACCAGTGCTACTGTTCTTAGCAGCAGTGATATCGTTTGTGCTTTCAGAGTGAATGTTGCCAGCGATATTAACATCACTGTTAGCATCTACAACACCAGTTACGGTGAGGATACCGCCGATCTCAGCGTTACCTGTTGTAGTATGGAATGTAGTTTTAGTTGTACCAGAACCATTCTTAAGTTCAAGAGTCTTAGAAGCACCTTGGAATACAATATTATCATCAAATCTACTTGTAGAATTAGCACGGAAAGTGCCATCAACATCCAGAAGACCGCCGATATTGACTGCACCAGTAATACCAGCACCACCAGCAACTACCAAGTCACCAGTTGTGTTGGAAGAGGATGCAGTTCCAGTCGTTAACTTAAGGTTACCAGCAGTAATACCAGAAGCAGTACCAGAAAAGACTTCGGAAGTATTTGTAGCAGCATGAAGGAAAGTAAAACCACCTTCATGACCAGCCAGATCAGTATAGTTAGTGTCCCAACCATAGAAACCTAAGCGTGCTTGAGAATCATAATATCTAAACTCAACACCACGATCTTTGTTGTCATCAGATGAAGGAGCAGTATCACCACCCAGAGTCATGATAACATCATCAACTTGTAAAGTTGTGCTGTTTACAGTTGTTGTTACACCATCAACTTGGAGGTCACCCCAGACACGAACCAGACCAGTTACTGCACGGTCATCGCCAGGATCAAGATTAAGTGTTCCTGTTGAACCAATGTAATCTCCTTGGAATCTTGCGTTTTCTACATGAACCTTGCCAGTTCCAGCAGATGCATCAATGTCAACAACATCTTCTGCAGTGATTGTTACTGTACTTGTGCCATCCCCAGCATTTGTAGAGATAATACTAAGGTTTCTAGCATTTGCACTGTCCTGAGTTAACTGGAAGGTAAGGTTACCATCCCCAGTTTTATCCAGTGTCTGAGCAACAGCGCCATCAAGAGTGATGTCAGGATCAGAGAAGTACGAGCGTACATTGATATCAACTTCGCCAGCTCCGCCGTCCCCTGTATTATTAGCGCCAAACAGTAAATTACCGCTCGTGTTATTAACTTTAAGATAGTTAAGACGATTGAATCCTCTGTATCCAGTGGTTGCAGTAAGTTCTTGATCAAGTTCAAAGTGCTCAACAGCACTACCATCAGCAAATGAAACACGGTTATTTTGTAATTGTGTGTTATCTACGCCTAATGCAGCAATGGTGACGTGCCCGTTGCTGTCAACATCGAAATCTTCCTGTGCAAAGGAAGCCAGTCCCTTCTGTTCCGTTGCTTCAGCCGCGAGGTAACGCCATGATCCAGTATCACCACTGGAATGAGTAGGAGCACCAGCACCAGCACTAATGTCCGCAATTGCTTGGTATACTTTTGATGCATTCTGAATGATTGCATATCTAGAGTAAGCAGTCCCTGCATCATAGTTAGGATACTTACTACCCTCAGTGGCGGTAGCGATAGGTACATTTGTTGCACTGGTTAATCTACCATAAGCGTCAACTGTAAATTTCGTAGCGTTTACAGTCTGAGTGCCATAGGGTTCACTGTTAGATCCAGCAGCAGATACTGATGTGAGTGATTCAGTATTATAGTTACCTGCTGTAACGGCAGTTGTAATTAAATCAATGGTGGGGTTGCCAGAAACACCATCACCATTGTTAATAGCAATTCTTGTTGCAGTTCCCGTAATAGTACGGGTTGCCATTGTATTTGTAGCAGTTCTGGAAATTATTCCACTAGTAGTTAAACCTGCAAGTGCAATTAGATCAAGATCATATGGTTGAGCAGATTGACCTTCTACCGTACCATTAAGACCATAGTCAGCAAGAGTTGTTGGAATAGATCCATTAGTTACTCTACCCTTTGCGTCTACAGTAACCTTTGTATAAGTTCCAGAACTACTATCTGTATTATCGTGGTGAGGTAAACTAGAAAGTAAATCTAAAGTTGCCGCAATATTAATATTCTGAGAACCATCAAAAATCTCAGAACCAGAAAGATCACCACTTAATTGAATTTGACGAGAACTAGAAAGTCTAGTTGATGTTGAAGCGTTACCAATTAAAGTTGCAGTGATTGTACCTGCGGAAAAATTACCATCAGTATCTCTTTGAACAAGAGTATTTGCCGTATTTGAAGTGGATTCAATCGGACGTTCGTATCTAAGTGTATTCCACGCAGTAACACCATCACCGATCTTGAAACGACCTGTATCAAGTTCGATCCCAAGTTCACCTTGAGCGAGGATTGGATTAGCGTTCGCCCACTCTTGAGCACCACCGCGTCTTAATTGAATTCTATTTGCCATTGTTTACGACAACTCTAAGAGATTATGCTTCTGAGTTATTTATGCCATTAAAAAAGGGGGCATTGCCCCCTAGTATTATTCTGCTGTTTCTACTTCATCAACCACCTCTTCTTCTGGTGGTGCTGACATTGTTTCTGGATTATAATATTCAAGTGCTTCAATAGCACCCTGAAGTTTCAGTGCAGTAACTTCATTTTCTTTGATCCTTGCTGCCAATTGCTTATTTTCTTCAACCAACACATTAAAACGCTCTTTGAATTGTCGGAGCATTTCAGGTTGAGCAACTTGTTCAATCGTCATAATGTTTACTTTGCTTTTTGGACTAACGTTAGTAAGAGTGACTTGATATCACTCATTTCAGATTTTAGATCAGAAACCTCTTTTTGTAAAGCTTTCTTTTCTGCATCTTCTTTTTGCCTCTTATTGTAAGATGCCATATATTTATCATATTCATCTTGGTTGCCCTTGATGATAGCATTAGAAGAAGGATCTCTATAGAGACCCTCCTTTCCTTCTACTGGAATTAAGTTATCAAAATCGTTCATTAGGTTGCAAGTGCGATAGCGCGAAGGTCAGCAATTAGTGGAACTCTTGCTTGACTGGAGGATCTCATAACAATTTTAATTTGGAATGCGTTAAAGTTCAAACCACTCACTTCGTAATAATAATCCTTCCAGAGAACTTCTTCACTAGGAGAGTCGTCATATTGAAGTGCTTTATCAAATTGAGTCCATCCGATAGAATCAATATCTTCAGCAGTTCCAGTGTCAAATGCTCTGTAGTAGATTCTAACATCTGCTTCAGGGGGACGAGACATCTGGAAATCAATTCTTAAAGATCTGGATTCTCTAATCAAACGAGCAAGTCGTGTAATATATACACAATCATTTTGATCACCAATTGGAAGTGTAGAAACATCCTGACTACGATCAATTTCTCCTTGTTGTCCATATGGAGAAGAACCGCCTGGCCATTGATTGATTCTATTTGAGGTAGTAATCAAAGAACATCTATCAAGATCAACTACAGGAGAAAGAGACTCTTTTGTTGTTGATAAATCAATCAACATTGTAAGCGACTTTTCACCATCAAGTTTTGCATTTTCATTAACTTCCGAGCAAATCATCCTAGGATTGGGGAAGAAGTTCTGATCATTCAGTGTGATATTTCTATATGTTCCATCATTAACAAACGATGCTTGGTCACGAGGAGAAGATCCACCCTCACCACCACCGTCACCAACAGAAGTTGCACTAGTAGTATTAATTCTAGCAGTGACATCTGTCTCAGGCATATTCATAACAGAAACTGTTGGAGTCAGAGTTTCAAATTGAACATTCTGTGAAGCAAATACTCTGTTACCACCTGCGCGAATACCATTATTTGCTACACCTTGCATCTGGAGCATATAAGTATCCATCCAAGGACATTCAAGACTTGTATGAGTCTTATTAATGTCAATCAGAGGAATGCCATCGAGATTATAACACTCAACAACAGCACCAGAAGCATGAGTTACGTCGGCAGTACTATTTGCACCTCTACCAGAGGTAGCAACAGTAATGGTCTTACCGTCACTAGAAATAGCGGAGTATTTAATAATTTCATCATCAATTTTTACATATCCAGGATTAGCATTACTAATTGCAGCACCATTAACAACTGTGTGGAATGTGATTGCACTGTCTACAGTAATAGATGTTGCAGCAGCTGCTAATGCACTAGTAAGTGTTGTTGGGGAAATTTCAGAAGCAACACCTTCAATCTTAACATTATTAGTTCTGTTGTGCATACCATGATTTCTATGGTAGATGAGAATTTCTTTCTCATCATTTGCATATGTGGGAGCACTTGGTAAATAACCTCCGAAAGAATCTCCACTTTCTGTAGAAGATGTTACTGTACCAGTCCAACCACCACCTTCATTTAAAGTTTCATTATCGGTAAATGCACCAGTAATGTAATGGAGAACAAGGTTATTGGAACCATTCCAAGTCTTAACAATACCAACTGATGCGGAAGTTGCACCAGTAACAATATCACCAACTTCTAAAGTTCCAGATACATTACCCACAACCATAGTTGCAATTGCTTCAGAGGATCTAACTCTAAAGGTAGTAGATGTGCCCTGTAACCAATTACCAGTGACATCATTAACCGTGACAGTATCAATTGCGGAAGCAGATGATGTAGAAGAAACTACGGTTGCTTCAGCATTAGAAGTTTCTTGCAGTAAACGAGCACCAATACTGTAAGTGTACTGTGATGCTGCGAGACCAACACTCAATACAAGTTTTGGTTTGATTGTTTGAACTGGATTATCAATCAAATTGTGAATACCATTATTACCTCTACCTTGAGGTGCGTTATTTAATGCGACCGTTCCTTGAGTCTGGGTAAAGCTCGCACGATAAACAGTAAACTTCAAATCTTCATATTGATCAGCAGTCCAGGTAGATGCGTTCTGTGATTTAAACAGAACACCAGCATAAGGTTGTTCGGAGATTGTTCTCGTTCCAGAAACGTCAACATCACCCATTCTAGAAATCCAAATCTCATACTCGTTCGAGTCGGACAGAAGAACAAAACAATATTCAACAGATGATTTAATGTAAACTGGTGCTTTAAATGTAAACCTAGTGGCAACAGCAGCAGTTTCAGAAATTTCTACCTGATCAGGAGTGATAGTGGTATCCGAGAAAGGAAGAATGGTTTTAGTGGGATAACCATTTTCCATAGTTCTAATCTGCATAGAGATTGGAATATTAGTATCCTTTGTTTTGAAGAATACATCAACAGCACTAATAAAGACACCTCCCTCTTCTTCCACAATAAAGGATTGTGCAAGAGGGTCATACCAACCAATCTGTCTAGTTTCAGTTCTAGTAGTTTGAACAACCCTATCTTCCGAAACAGTATCTCTAACAATTTCAGCATTACGAACTGCAAGAACATTTTCTTGTACAGTTTGAAGAGTACCAGTCGCAGAATAAGTAGTATCTGCAGAAGAATCTACTGCTCCAGCAGTTTTCTCATTTGTTTCTGATGTTGTAAATCTAAAGGTTCTAGTTCCTGTTGCCCAACGAGGATTTGCATCATTCTTGGGTGAAGGAACAAAGAATGCACCTTGAATATTACCAACATTATCAGTGAGAAGACGACGATCTTTAACAACCGCCCTTGCTCCAGAAGTTTGTCCAACTAAGATCTCACCAACCTGCATGTTACCAAAGAAGTCTGGAGAGACTGTCTCGGAGATTGCAGTAATATCATGATTCAGATATTCGGTTTGAGAAGAATATGATTCGGGAAGTGTTTCTGTTCCCTTTCCATATGGATTAGTTTTATAACCATCATCAGGTGCAATTACTTTTAATTGACAATTAGAACTCTGTCCAATGACAGTTTCTCCGACAACGAAGGGAGTTTCGTTTGTTCGGGAGTCAGTTGTAGAATTTTTGATCAACTCAATAACCTTGGGCGTAATGTAAGTAGTTACATTAATACCATCAAAGAATGCATACATTCTGGTGCGTGGTTTTAGACGATCTACATTGAAACCAATGTTACGAGATCTAATCCAAGGAATTGCACTTCTAGAGAGAACAGTATCACCTAAAGATCTACGCTCAATCTTAGGAACAACTCTTGTACGAACACCTTGACGAGCTTGATTGTTAACAACTCTGAAAGTACGACGTTCGTGTAGATAGAATAAACCTTGACGACGCTGACCATGCCCAAGAGCACCTAACTGACGACCAACACCAAAAGTACCAGATGAAGATCTTGTTTGAGAAGAGGAAGTTAATGTTTCACCCGTCCAATTGGTTTGCCATGAACCCCACTGAATGGGAGCAAAACCATTTTGATCAACCTGAAGATCTCTAGAAACGGAAGAGAAGTCACCCTCAATATTTTCAACACGAGCAGGGAGTCTTTCGATATCGATCCAATCGTCAGATGCAGGTGTTAAATCAATACGACCAATGAAAGTAAACACATTGAATGGGTTAACATTCTCTGATCTGGACGCATAGGGTTGAGTAATGATTGCCTTATTTTCATAAGGTAACATAATAACATTACCGTCAGTTTTGACCACATTAGTAGAATCAGACTGATTAAATTGCAAAGCAACATTAGTTGTATAATGCTGAGGACGCAATTGACCTTCTCTAAAGTCAAGAGAACACTTATAATCAGGACTGAAGACATCACCAGTTGTGTGATCTGTAAAGTCATCAACAACATAACCATTTTTCAGACGATCAAAACCATTTTCGTCATAAGTTTTGGTATTTTCTGCTTGAGATTCAAGTAAAGACAGTGAAGTATAGTATTCAACATGAGTAAGTCTTTGCTCAAGATCTCCAATGTCTTTCATCGTATAACGACGAATGACCTCAGTGGTGATCGTAACATCTCTTTCTGGATCAAAAACGTATGGTTTGTATTCAATGGATGCTAAAAGCATTGCATTATCAATCTTTGGAGGTGGAATAAGATAATATCCAGATACACCTTTACTTACAACAAGATTGCCATCATGGGATAGATACAGTTTATCGATTCTAGGAAGATACCAAGAATAATCTGCTCTAAAGGAAGAATCGACTTCCATAATATCAAAGATAGTTGATGCACCAGAACCACTAGTTGCATCAAAGACTCTAGACACAAAGTCGAAAGTTGTACAATTTACAAAGAAGGGAGCACTAACTGTTCCAGAACCATTTCTCAGTTCTTTTACAGCAGGACGGAAATCAATCTGATCTCTAATATACTTAATAGAACCATCTACCTTGTAGTTGGGAATCTCTTTGTAACTAACTCCACTATAAGATTGTGCAGCGAAATAATCTCCAGATGCTTCATGGGAGAAGTAATCAAAAATTACAAGAAGTCTCCTTGTGGGAGCAACTGTAGAAGGAAGACGAACAAGTTTAGAAACATCATAGAAGTTCATCCTTTGTCCTGCTTCAAGTTCAAACTGATCAGTAATAACTTTACTACCTGCAAAGATAGAATCTTCACCATCATCAATGATACCTGCAATTGCATCACCAGAACTGTTTTCGCCATCAATAGTTTCACCTGTGACGAAGGGGATTTCATTCAGAGCAACATAATACAGTTTTAAATCAGCATTAGAGAATGAAATTACCCGACCTCTAGCACCTGAAGTTTTACCAATAATTAATGTACTTGCAGCGAAGAAGACTGATTCGGTAAGAACAACATATGGAGAAGATGCATCATTATCATCATATGATTCATAGATTGCATGTACATCATAAACATCATTGACACCAAAAGAAATATCCAAATCTTGAACTCTAGTGCCATAAAGAGCACTGTAAGTAAGACCTGTTGGTTGAATGGTTACATCTTCTGTAGTTTTGAAGACTTTAAGTGCCTGCATTTTAGATGCAGTTTTAATCTTCTTGGAAACATTATTTTTAGAAATTAATGCAGTTAATGTAACTGTTGCAACGGCACCAAGACCACTAATAGAGAATGACTGATTATCAGAACCAAACGAAGTAACTAAATTACCTGCATCTACTTCAGCATCAATATCTACATTTTGTCCATTTGCATATGTACTCGATCCACCATTATTGATAATGGTTAGGATATAATGATCTCCAGATAAAGCGGCAAATGATTCCGATTCAGGAACGGTGAATGTGATTGAACCTGTAGTTACAGTTTTTGATGCAAAGTTTCTGAATACAAAGAATGATTCATCATCCAGAGATTTCATTACATCTTCAGGAAGGTCAAACGAAAGTTCTCCGTTTTGATAATCTTTCTGGAAAATAAAGGGACGTAATCTAACAAATTCGCCATATTCACCAGCAGTTACTGTGCCTACCTTCAGTGAATTATCAAGTCTAGCAATTTGATCAGTATAATTAAAGATTGTGTCACCATCTAAAATGCCAGTTCTCTTATTAGTTGGATCTGTAGCAATGTTTGTTGGATCAACTCTCTTAACACGAATAGTGTTATTACCTTCAAAATCTGAAAGTGTTGGGGTAATTACATCACCAGGTCTCAAATCCTTTTCAAATCTTGTACGGAAACCAGTAACGATTTCACGACCAACACTAGCAACATCAACGGTTGCACTATTACCATGAATAGATGCAACATTTAAGGTACAACTATTGCCATGTAAAGTTGCAACATCGAAGGTCAAGGCAGCACCACCGCCACCGCCAAGTTGAGCATCAGCGATAGTGAAAGTATCATCAACAGAATATCCACTACCATCATCAGTAATAGTAACTGTTGCTGCACCATTACCAGCAACTACGACGCTAAAGGTAGCACCACTTCCTCCACTAGGAGAAACCGAATAATCAGAAGCACCGATGGTATATGTGCCAGCAGTTCTACTTGAATCTGCTGCACCAATCGTATCAATAGTAGCAATACCAGTAGCATTAGCATTAGTAATAGTTACAGTATTACCTACTGCAAAACCAGTACCATCATTGTTAACCGCTACTGTTTGAACAGCACCTGCAGCATCGACAGTAATATCAACTGTCAAACTACTACCAGAACCATTATTAGTGGTTGCAATACCCGTACCTGCAGCATAACCTGTACCTGCAGTAGTAATCGCAGTGAAGGTATTTACACCAGTAGCATTAGCATTAGGAATAGTTAAAGTCTCATTGATTTCATAACCACTACCAGGAGCATTAACTGTTACAGCAGTTACAATACCGTTTGTAGCAGTAATATCAAGTGTTGCACCATTACCGTTACCACCAGTAGGAGTAAGACCCGTTGCAGAGGCATAACCAGTGCCACCAACAAGAGTATCAACTGATAAGATATCTCCAGTTAATTCATCTGTTTTGACAGAAGATGATTCGATAGGACGAGAGTCATTAAGAATCCAATTACAACCAAAGCGAATGTTATTGCTACCATCTTTACCGAAAGAAGATCTAACATCAGCAAGTCGATAAGAATGTGCTGCATCTAATGTGCCAGAATCTCTACCATTAATTTGAAGTTTTTCACCATTAGTGAATTTACCATCCACATGCTCCAAATAAATGTAGTGACTATTATTACCAGTATCTGCAATATATCCAGAAGCACCTGATGTTGCTCCAACAATCTTAGTGCCCGAAACATAAGTAATAGGATCTGTGATGTTCAAAACGGTAAACATCTGTACATCAAAAAGGTACAGATCATAAACACCACCTGTAACTGTTGGAGATGTTCCGAAGGGTGATGTTGCTGCTAAAGCAGTGCTAGACTTTTGAAGTTGAATAACTCTACATCTTCCGATGCGGTTAGCACCAGATTTAGGAGTAGTAGTAGCATTTGCCGACCAATCATCATAAAGATCCAGAATTTGATATGCATCGGTAACACCGTCGCCAGAGACCTCTGGCCAACCATGCACATCATATACCTTTACAAAATTACCCAGATTAAAATTGATAATACCATTATTACGAGTATCGAACTCTCTGGGTTTATCTACGTCAACATATTGAGGAGAAATAAATTCAGTTCTATAACCTCTAATATATGCTTTACCAGGACTGACTTCAATTGCTAGTTTTTCATCACTGGCAAGATTGCCATCAGATGATGTGGCACCTTTAATATAAACACCATTATTGAAACCATCATCAAGATGCTCACGCGCTTTTACATCAAAAGTATCGATTACATAATCACCAGACTCTTCGTATGTTCTACGAGCCATTGATTTCTCAAGCTCGCTATACTCAGTTCTTTCAACAAAGTTTTCAATTCTACTGTTATTGATTCTAAGCAGTTCAATAAAGTCTTTGTCTGCTTCATCACTAATTAATTTTTTAACGAACTGAGTTTGAATTTTAAATCTATGAGCACCAGGGGCAGAATAGTTAGAAGTTCCTGCAGCGTTATCATTCAGAGACTCATCGTCTTCAGGAGTTACAATTGATTCGAGAATATCTAAACCAACTCTATAAGAAGGATTGCTTCCATACTGATCCAGAATGATATAACTTGAGGGGACATTTACAAAATGTCCTCTAATATAATATACACCTTCACTAATATATGCTGTAGAACCTACAGCAGTAGCATTAACAGGGAGAAGTTGAGCAAAAGGAGTTCCAATTTCAATCAGAGTTGAACCAAATGTAATTTCTTTATCAGTGATTAACTGCTCATTGATTTGAAATGTCTTTAATCCTGTTCCAGATGTGGTATCACCAGAATCAATATATTTTACATATAATGTGATGTAACCCTTGTCAGACTCAGACGCAGAAATACTATAAAGAACCTTTGCCTTAACACCTGTGGTAAGACCTTCAATAATTGTTCCCGTTAATTGAGTTCTATATGTCTCAACATCACTACCCAAGAAAGATTCTTGTAAAAGAACTGCTTGAACATCCAAGTCATAACCTACCTGACCTGGGATGACCATTGCACCATCTTTAAACAGATGTGTACCAACAGACTCTACCTGATTTTGCAGAATACTCTGCATAGTGCTGAGTTCTCTTGCCTGAATTGGGAATCCAGGGCGAAACAGCACTCGATAAAAATTCTTATCCTTATCGAAGTCGTCGTAATAAGGGGTGACGTTGAGATTAGTATTTTGTGCCATTAGAACTCGATTACGATTTTGATGTCTTCTACCTGGTCGTTTGCACGACTGATTGCTCTTCTATTATCTATATAAACAACCTGACCGCTGTTTGGTTCAATTTCTGATTTTGCATAACCACTAGTGAATCTCATACCAAGATCATATTCAGTGTTATTAATAGTTCTAGAAGAAGAGTTTGGAACTGTGGGAAAATTGACATCTGGTTGACCAGATGCACCCGATGTTGCTCCATTAATTACATTAGAACCATCAAATTCATTTTGTGTACCAGTAACTTCTGGGAAAATACCGTCAACTGAGTTTTGATAATATTTCAATACTTTAGTTGTGGCATTCCATGAAATTACTCTTGCACGAGCAGTAACGTTCGTGCCACCAACAGTTCTTGTTTGTGTAATAATTTCATCAGGAACATAATTACCTTGGAATGTTGGTGAAAAAATGACTGCTTTTGTAGCAGAAACTGTAAGATCTGCTAAAAGTTCAGATGTACCATATTTTAGGGGATTTGTTACCAATCCAATACGACGATAATCGTTATCGATAGGGAAATCACCAGCACCCTCATTATAAGAGAGTTTTGCATTGATCATTACTCTGAAACTACCCAGTTCGATTCCAGAATCAAATCCATGACCATCAGGAGGAGGAATGATAACATCAACCTCTCCACTGGTTCCAGTTCCAATACCTGTGATAGAACCAATACTAATTTGACCAAATGTATATCCTGTACCACCAGAGGTTACTGTAGCGGAAGTAATTTTACCACCGTCAACAACGATGGAAACACGACCACCAGTACCATCACCATTAATGGCAACATTATCATATGTGCCATTATTATAACCAGAACCAGCAGCGTTAATGACAACAGTATCAATTTCACCATAGACAGCATTTGTCTTTACAGCAGTATTTGTAAAGACGGGCATGTAATCATTAGAGAAAAACTTCAAGACCGACGCAACAGGAATCGTATACATATACTTCCAACGATAACCATCACCAGTTGTGATAATAGAAGTTGAAGTACCAGTAGGTTCAACAGTAGAAGGCTTGCCGTTTGGATCAGAAGGAGAAGTACCATTATAAATGCACTTATAGACCTGATATTGTGAATTCACAACAAAAAAGTCTGCATCATATAACTTGGTAGCACCAGAAGCAGCAGTTTTAGAAGGAGAATAGTCATGACGATACATGTCATAGGTAAAACCTAATCCACCAGTGGTTTCTTCTGGAGAAACCCAGTCAATACGACGAACAACCTGAACGGTGTCCGCAGCAAGAACTCTCTTCAAAGAGATCATATCATCATATGAACTGGAAAACTCTGAAAATGAATCCACTGCTTGAGGTGGAGAATTTTCGTTATCCCAAGACTGAGGTCTTCCAATAAAGACGTAAAGTCTGTCTCTATTAGATCCTGCCGCAGAATCACTCTGGGTTGCGTCAGGACCCTCAAGTGCTTTAATGAATTTTCTCGCAGAAAAAATTCTAAATTGATCAGTTAATAGGGCTGCCATTTCCTAGGGTACTATTGTCCTCTTGTTTATTTATGATCATTTCGATCGAGCAGTTGCAAGATAGTCAATGCTCTTGATTCTATATGACGCTCCGCCATTTCCATTCAGTTTTTCTCCGCCCAAAATAGCATACGCTACAACACCAGATCCAGTGCTATCTCCACCAGCATTAGTGAATGTAAGTTCGGGATGCAAATCATAAGTATTATCTACCGACTGAACATATCCATATCCACCATTAGTGATAGTGATAGATTCAACCTGGTCACCTGCTGTTGTCATATTAACAGTTCCTGTTGCTCGAATGTCTGCAATATTCTCAAATGCAACTGTAGGTGTTCCTGAATAGTTTGTTCCAGCGTCTTGAATATAAACATCCACAACTGTACTATTCTCAGAGAATGTGTAAAAATATCCTGCTTCTCCTTTTGCAACATTACCAGTATTAAACCGAACAACATCCTTAACTTGAAGAATTTTAGTGGTAGAATCCCAAGAAACAACTGTTGCTCGCACACCAGAAATATCACCAGTCACAACTTCATTAACACTAAAGTTTTGACCATTTCCATCCAAAGCATCTAACTGAATATTTAATGTTGATACATGGTCCGTACCTTCACTAAGTCCGCCTGCAGTTGCAATATTTGCATATTTAAACGGAACACTAGCATCTTTAACACTATCACCAACCGCTAATAGTGTTGTGTTAGTTCCACCCTGTGTTGCTTCAATACCATAAAGAGAGTTGTAAATACCACCATCAAGATTAATTTGGTTATTATAATCTGTTCCAGTATTTACCAAATCTGCAATACCATCACCCGCACCATCATTTTCATCATTATCTTCAAATGCTCTATCTTGAAGAGTTGCAATGGGCACAGTTAATGTTGTGATCGTAGATCCAGACTCAACTAATACAACATGTGGATCATCTGTTGCACCACTACTGTTTGAAACTCCCGCATCAAATTGAACTGTAGCATCTTCTGTAGAAGGGATACCACCATCAATAAATGCCAACTCATCAATTTCAAATGTTAATAATAATTCCCTTGTAGTTGGATTCCAATCATAAACTTTAGCAACTTTATTATTAGCACTTTCAACTCTACGGATAACTCTATCACCGACATTAAACTTATATGTTGAGATTCCATCAGAATCATTTTGACCATCATCTAAAATCACTCGTTGGTCATAATTAAAATTGACTCCACGAGTCAATCCACCAAATTTACCATCAGTTTTTGAGGTATATGAAATTGTTTCATATCCTAAGATAAACTCACCAGAACCAGGGAAAGATCCTGTATTTTTTACATAAATTTCAGTATCTGCTGCTCCAACATCATAAGTCAATCCAGTTAAATAAATGTTGGACGCATTATTTGCCTGACGAGCTCTAGTTTTACGTTTAAGATTTACTAATCTTTGGAAAACTACATTTGGAGGAGAAGTATACCCCTTTCCAGGTTCAGTAACAGTAATTCCTGTAATCTGACCTTGATCAATAGTAGCAACTGCTTTTGCACCAATACCCCCACCACCAGTTAATAAAACAAATGGAGGTTCTTGATAAAACTCACCAGCATTTGCGATAGAAACAGAAGTAACTTTTCCTGTTAAATCGACCTTTGCCGATCCTTGAGCATCTTGTCCGCCGCCACCTTCAAAGATAACAGTTGGAGCACTAGCATAATTTCTACCTTGATTCAATAAAGTCAATCCAGTAACAGTTTGAACTGTTGGAGTTACAGTTGCACCAGATCCTTCACCACCTAAAATTTTTGCTTGTGCTGGTCCATAATAATTATCACCATTTTTTGTCATCCTAATATAAGAAACCGTTCCATCATCAGTAAGAACTACTTCTCCAGCAGCACCATCAGGAAAATCTTGAGTAATTTCGGGAGGAGTATCACCTTCAAAAATAGGTGTTCCATAAAATTTACGTCCAATGACATATGGATAAACAGGATTTCCACTGCCATCTTCTGTCATAAAATATGCATATGTTCCATTTGGATAGTCTGGTGTTACAGCAAACTTTCCATTGAACTCGTCGAGTGTACCAACACTAGAGTCATAGATATAATCTTGAACCAAATCTCCAAGAAGATATCCACTCTGAACTGTTCTCAAACCAAGACCACTAGTTTGATATGCAAAAACATATAAAGTAGTTGGTGCTGTTACTGGTACAGTAATTTGTATTCTCCTTTGCGATGCCGAATTAAACCCAGCAATATATGCAGCATAGGTTACTGTAGAACCATCTAGTGTATAAGTAACTCCCAAATCGTACAGAAAGGAAGTGGTTCCAATACTACTAGAAGGATGCCATCCACCATCAGTTTCTGAGAAAAGTAAATATTCTCCGTCATTTGATGAATGATCCTGATTAAAGATAAATGTCTTTCCTCTACCTAAAGATAAGAAATTGGGTCTAGAACCATCAAAAAGGAACTCACCATTAGAAACGGTTACTGCATAAGTTGTTGTAGTTACAGAATTTACAGCAGGTCTTGTACCAGGAAGTTCTGCTGTGCTTCTTAAACGATGCGAGGAAACTTCTCTAGCAGCATCTCCACTAGAGTTATATCCATAAGGACCATAAATTGGATATCCGTCATAGGACATACCAATAATTTTGGAGTGTCCATCAGTATGACGACTGTAATCTAAGGTTGCTCCAGATCCAAAATAATTTTCAACGTAGTAGTTATTAGTTAAAGTCTCAGCACTAGTATCTGTACTGATAATCATATATCCTTCGTCACCATCCTGACCAGCCATATTTGGATGATTCAGACAATAGTAATAGATCCTACTACTTTCATCAGCATTCATCATGAATATGGGCATATATTCACTTTCGTAATCTGCCGCTGGTGCTGATGATGATCCAGTGCTTGTGTAGTAAAGAGTGCCAGGAGTGTCGTTATGAGTACCGTCAGCAGTTGTACTGAATCTAATCGGATGATTATTATTAGTAGAATCAGATTGATTAAATTTAATCAGATAATTTCTCTTTACTGTAATATTCTCTGGAGAAAAATAAAATGTTCCTGGTACAAAATTGCCAAATTTTGCAGCATCAGTACCAAAATCAATATAGTATGCATTAAAAACTACTGGATCTTCCGAAATAGTAAAAGTAAATCCAGTAGATCCTAAACACCTATCATTTTCAGAAAAAGTAGATCCTGTAGATAGATTTCTCAGATATACTCTAGTTACAACATTCTCTCCATTTCTTACAACTTTAGAAATTTCACCCGTAGCATTACCACCAATTTCATCAATAGTTCTACCAATGGCAATTGTTCCTAAAGTCTCGTCAACATTTTCAACATCTAAAACTACATTACCATTTTCAACTTTTACATTCCAAGTAAATTGTTTAAATTTACCCCATTGAAACACACTATTTTCAAGTTTGAATTCATCTAGGGTCTTACTTGTATGATAATACTGAACATTACTATCAGTAACAGTATCATATGAAGTATTATTTTTTACATAATCATATTTTACAGAATCAATAGCAAAATTGGTGGGTGCATTTCCTGTTGTACCCCACTCTGGAGTGTGCAAAAGACCACCGTTTGCCAAAATACCAATAACTTTATTATTTTGCTCTGCTCTAGTTCCAGGATTAGGAGCATCTTTTCCGCCACGGTAGATAAATGTCTGATTTAAATTTCTATCTACAAGAGGTCCACCACCAGGTGCCGCTTCTGCTTGCGTCCATACAGGTTTAGGATGATTATCTGATTGTATCGTAAGTCTATCCGTGGTTCCAGCAAAAGAACCTGCCGTGGGAGAATTTGGATGATTTTGCCAAATTCTGTTGATATCAAAAGAACTTACTACGGTAGGAGTTTCTTGTTCTGGAAAAAATTGTAAACGTAATGGATCATATCCACGACCTCTTTCAAGAACACGGACATGGATAATCTGACCCGAATCGGCATCGACAATAGGATACAATAAAGCTTCCTGTTCTGGAGTTCCACAACCAGTAACAGTCAATCTAGGTGGATCTGCAGGATCATATCCTGTTCCACCATCTACTACTTTTATAGCACGAACACCAAAAGTCTCATCAAAGATTGGTTTGATGACGGCACCTGACCCAGGAACTTGTCTAGTCATTTATATCAGTTTAATACGTTGATGGTTCCATTCATTAATCCATGAATGGTGCATTGATAATAAAGAGTATTTGGAGCATCCATTGGAACTGTCCAATATAGAACACTGGTTCCACTACCAGTTTGTCCAGCAGTATATGCAGTTCCAGAAAGACCTGCGGTACTTTGAATTCTAAATGGGTGTGCATTAGCATTGACACTATTGTCAAATGCATATGTCATACCGCGCATAACATATAATGTGGGATCAGAAGTTGGAGAAGAAAAACCAGGACCATTGAATGTATACGAGGAAGAACCATCCGCACCAAGTTCCCACCAAGTCATTGGACTGCGAGTAACTACCCAATCTGTACCACTCCAGTACAAGGAATCGCCCTGAGTAATGCCAGTTACATCAGTATCAGTCAGTGCGGTGAATGTCGTAGTTAAAGTACCATCAAAATTAATTGTGAGAGTATCACCACTAACTGCAGTAGCAATATTAGTGCCTCCAGCAATTGTCAAAGTATCAGTAGCACTATTTGCTGTTGTATTTCCAGTATCACCAGCAACAGTGGCAAATATATTTTGCTGACCTGCACCTGCGGCATCATCTGCGGGAACAAAGTTAGTTCCATTCCACTTCAAAACTTGATTATTAGCGGGTGCATTAGTGGTGATATCAACATCAGAAAGATCATCAATACTGGAATATTCTGTGAGAAGTTTTGCTCTGGTATCACCAACACCACCAGCAGTAATATTAATATTTACATACGGATTATCATCACCATCTACAGTGTAAAAATATCCAGGATATGTTGCAGCAGCAGGAGCATTTCCAACATTACTATATTCATTTTTGTAAGAAATTGTAGAACCAATATCTACATTTCCAGTTGCGCCATCAAAGGTAGCAGTTTGAGATCCTGCAATAATACGAACATCCCCAGTTCCGTTTGGAACAATACCGATATTTCCATTAGAGGAGGAAACAATATTGTTTCCAGCAACATCCAATGCAGAAGTCAATGCATTATAATTGGCAGCAACAAAACTACTGCCATTATATTTCAACACCTGCCCTGTAGCTGGATTTGAAAGTGATATAGTAAGATTAGTGTTATTGCCTAGGGCAGTATACAATTCATCAAAATTATCATTAATTTTATCACCACCACTTCTCAGTGTATCACCTGTATTATCATTAGCAGAAGTACCAATGTTTAGGGATTGTTTAGCCATTACTCGCTACATTTTTTAGTTATTTATAGGATCTCTGGATCAATTACTTCTTCGCCATATTGACTGAGGTCTGGTGCAGTCCAATCATCAGGAACTGTAGTTGCAACACTTACTCCAGGATTCTCATATGAAGAACCTGCGTTTGTTACTGTTACACCAGCAACGCCTACAAGTGCCTTAACTTGTCCATCAAATCCAGAGATAGAATCAAGTCTCACAGTGGGTCTAGAAGTATATCCAGATCCACCAGAAGTAACTTGAACCTTTTCAATTGAACCAGTGGTTAGATTGGCAGTCGCGTTTGCATTTTGTCCGAAGACAGATCCAAGATAATCAAATGTGATTAACGAATTTGAAGATTCAATAACCGCAACCTCACGATCACTAACTTCACCCTCAATATCAATGAAGTCGCCTGCTTCGATTGGAGGAACAACTTCATCAGAATCAACGTCTGCCTCAGAACCAACATAAGAGAATGCTACAAATGTAGATCCAAATCTAGGAACTTCCGAGAAGATAATTCTAGAACCAACAATTTCAAAACCAACTCCAGGTTCTTGAAGAACACCATTGATAGAAACAATAATGTTATTTTCTGGCAGAATTGTAGAAGACTGGATGCCATCTGTCAGAGTGAGTGAATAGAATACATCATTACGCTTGAGGTTAAATGACTGGCGTAAAGAATCGAACTCGAACGAAATATCATCGAGTTGTCTCAACTTACCAAGATAGAATCCTGTGAAAGATGCTCCAAGTTCGGGTGCTTCTGTGAATTGAATATTATCCGAGAATGCTGTAAAAGCATTTGTACTACCAGGAGGTTGAAGAACACCGTTGATGAAGATCAGCATATGACCTGCAGGATCAGGAAGATACTGAGTTCCATTATCAGTAGTAAGTTTAAATGTGGTTTGTGTTCCATCAAACCCTTTAAAGAATCTCTTAACTCTTGCTTTGAGTTCCTTTCTTTCAATAATTGCAGATCTATAATCATCAGGACCTCTGAGACCATCTCTGCCAGTAAATGCACCTTTAATATCAGTAAGATATAATCTCCTATTTAAAGAAGTTGACTGAATGTCCTGAACGAGAGCAGATCCTGCACCAGCAATTGTTGTCTTAGAACTAGAAGTCGCTCTTCCAGCTAAAACCTCTCCACTAGCACCATAATCACCAACAACATCATTTGAGGCAATTGTACCTTCAACGGGTACATAGTAAATGTAATTATTATTGGAATCGTACTCACTAATAATTCCGTATACATCAGTATCCTGACCACCATTAACAATACGATACAATCTATTACCAACAGTGAATTGATTAAGACTGGAGTCCACGGTGACAGTCAATCTTACATGACCAGTAGAAGCAATTCTGTCGCCTACGGAAATATCAAGTCCTGCATACTTAGTAACTTCTAGATATTCTCTGGAAGACTCAGGATATACGACACTAGTGCTTTCAAACGATCCAATCAGACTTGCGGTATCAACTGTAAGTCTACCGCCAGTGTTATCTGTTACGGATGCATTATTTTGCGTATAGGAAACTGGTTCAGCAGTCTCAGTGCTTGTATATCCAAGGAAAGGAATGTCTGCTGAGAAAGATCCCTTCACATCAATTACGTGTAATCTATTTTCAAGAGCACTAAGAGTAGCAGTTGTAGTATTAGCGCCGCCAACAATAACATCAGAAATCGCCCAAGTTCCACCAGTTACTTCAACATCAAGATACTTATAATTTGCATCTTCATAGAATCCATAAACAACACCCGTTACATTAGAATCACCTTGCTTAGAAACAGTTTCATTCATGGTATATGGTCCATCAGTGATGTCACCATCAATTCTAAATCTCTTATAAACCTTAACGACTTTCGCCTCGTTTAATGTGAGTCTTTGAACTTCTGCAGATGCGTCAGATGTAGCAGAATAAATGTAGTCTGATTGAACCAGTTCTCCAGAAATACCAACGGGGATATCACGATCGCCATAAACTTTAGTTGGAACAGAAATAGCATTATTTTCAGTGATAGTTGTGTAATGCTCACTATCGCTCAATTGATTATCAATGATATTCAAACTAGATCTAATTACAGTCATAGCTGTATCAGAATTATAATTTGATGCTACTGCAGAATCATAGAACTTACTAAATGTAGCGGATGTAGAAGGACTTACTAAAGTATCTGAGAGTGCTCTCTTAGAGAAATCTCTAAGACGCTCAATAGCAAAGGTTTTAATATTATATTCACCATTAGTAAAGAATTGTGTGCCAAGAACAGATGTATAAGTTCCTAATGGTTGAGTGGTTAATTTAGCACCCCACACATAGAGACCGTTATTTGCTATTCCAGTATGATCTAAAGCACCAACGCTATTGAGAATACTCAGTCTTGTATTAAGTGCTGTGAATCCAAATCCGAAGGTCACTGTCATATAGATTCTAAACCATCCACTACCAATGGGAACCATTCCATGATCACTAACGTTAATACCATTAGTAGCAAATACATTGCCAGTCGTACCATCCGTCAAATTAGAACTAAATTGAGCGTTTTCAGCACCACTACCTAAACTAACGGTGAATCTAACTCTATCATATTCACCTTTTTTGACAAACATAGAAGATGTAAATCTCTGTTCTGATTGAGTAGAACCAGTGTCAAATGTATCGTTTGTACTATCAAATTTAATGCTAGTAGAATCAAAGGTGTCAAAAGATGTTAATGTGTAAGCTCTCGTAATAAAGTGCTCTCCAGCAGATGCGGTAGTATCAACCTTTTCAGCAGTTTGTGTATTGTCAGGAGACAATGCATTATTAGCAGTAACACTACTTAAAGTTGCTGTCCAGTTTTGATCAAACTGCTCGGGTAAAGTCCAAAGATTAGTGTTATCTACAGATTGACCAATCAGAGAAGTTAGTCCTTGAGCATATTCAAGAGTTTTTACATTACTATAATTGTTATAGTATTCATGAGATCCACTAACGCCACCTGTTGCAACAGTTGCTGTTGCGCCAGAAGGTGCTGTTAAATTAGCACCTGCAGCAAATATAGTTCCAGAAAGACTTCCAATCACCATAACAGATTTGGAGGTGTATAGAACTTTCGCTGTAGTACCACCACTAGTTACAGTTTCACCAACGACAAATGTTCCACTAAATGCACTGAATGTTAAAGTGTATGCTGTTTGTGTGTCAACTGTGTTAGATGTGAGATAGTCATATTCAATATTACCGATAATGTCATCAATAAATCCATCATAAACCCATGCTCCAGAACCAAATTGTTCGTTAACAAGAGATGCAATTTCTTGCTTGTAGTAATTTTTGTTGTAAACAAGATTTTTAACTACACTCTTTGCCTCAGTATCACCTGGGAATAAAGTTGCCAATCCAAAATCAACCAAATCTCTAAATCTGTACCAAACTTCATCAATGTCCGAAGGGGACTCTGAATCTTGATATGCTGCTATGTTTGTATGTGCTGCTGCATATTGATTTCCAGTAACACTGGAACCATTGTCTCTCAGCAGATTCTTAATTGCCTTTTCACCGAGAACTTTAATTTCCTCATGTGCGTGGAAGAATGCATACAATTCATTATTAATTGAAGTAATTTCTTTATTGAAATCTAAGAATTTCTCCATTTGTGCAATAGAACTGTTATTTCCGCCTGTTTGAAGATCGGAAATTGCAGCAATAATGAAGTCTTCAATATATGTTCTATAAGTTGCCTTTGTATAAGTGTGTGAGGAGAATGTGCCGTTAGCAATGGTGTATTGAAGTTCCGTTCCAAGTAATCCAAGACTATTTGCAGAAGAGCGACCTGTGATCTCTTCAGAAATATACTCTCTATTAAAGTAGAGACGATCTCCTCCAATATTAAAATCATTATTAGTAGGAGCAATAATATCATTAATAGTTGTAATCAGATTGTCAATTGCGGTTTTGACATTAGCACAACCACCAGCATCGTTAGTAATACCCCAATCACCAGTAATAATATTATCGGTATTATCATACGTCAAATCGCCAGTGATTGCTTCTTTTAAATAAACACCAAGTCTGTCGTGAGCGAAAACAGATTGCCAGACTTGAAGTCTGATATGCTGAAGTTCATTTTTGTTATCAACATAGAACTTAGCAGCTCTAACTGTATTCTTATTGCCACCAAATTCAATATCTTTAGCAATAGCATCAACAATCAATGCCATATCCGTTTTACATCTGAGCGTGCCAGCTCCAGTGCCATCACCATTTCTGGGCATGTCGTTAGACAAATCAGGATAGCGTTGAATCATATCAAACGCTGCTTTATCAACAATTACTGAATTATTTGAACGGATTAAGTTTGCTGCATCACGGAATCTATATTGAGAATCTGCATCAATTTTATTAGAATACAGAGTATCAGTTGCAGCATTATGATATGAAGAAGTAAATCCAACTTCATTAAATGCATCAACCGTTCCACCCTGATATTCTCTTGCAGGTTCAACCTTAGTGATGGTTGCAAGGTGATCTACAGGAGTGCCAAGGTTTGCTTGCTCTAAAGTATCTGTAAGGATATCCAACAGGTTGCTGATGGTGGAATAAACATCAGCACAATCACCCGTGGTATAATTCAGAACCTTAACAGCATTTGCAGTAGCACTGACAAATGTATGAGCATAACGCTGACCAACAGGAGAAGCACCGACATTTACAGTAATAGTAGTGCTGGTTCTTGCCTTAACTGCAAGAACTTTATCATATGCAGTTGTATTACCCTTATCTGGATAAGCAATTTCTCGATCATTGTTATCATCTGCACAAGTAAATGTGATGGAATCACGCTCTAATGCAACCAAAGAAGATGTTGTAAGAGAATTTGTTCCAATAGTCAGAACAAGATCACCTGTTGCCGCATCATATGTTGCTCCAGTTGGAGTAAATGTGGTGTATGTATTATTATTAGAGTCAGTTAAGGTCGAATCAGTGAACTGAGTCAAACCATGATTACCCTGAACAGTCCAGAGAACATTGTTGATGATATATTGAAGAATCTCTTTGACCTTATCATATGCCCAAACAGTTTCTGTAACTTCAGTGTCAACATGACTGATAGTGATAGGATTCGCAGTTCTATCGACATAGAGAGCAGAAGCATCCCAAATATGACTATTAGAACCATTACGCATATCTTCAGCAATAGCATCTAAGATATCACGAACATCATCCTCACAATTTACGTTACCGCCAGGAATAACCAAAGATGAATATTGCTGGGTTAACAGATATACTGCTTCTTTAGCAATAAAGTCTTTGTTAGCAACAATCAGATTCGCAGCATCATAATATCTGTGTGTCTTACCAGCAAATCCAGTGACAGGGGCAGTTTGATTGTTTGTATTATAAGTTGCAAGAATTGCATCATTGTTAAATTCTTCACCATCGGTCAGTGACTCACCACCAGACCAATCTTCGGTATAAGTTTGACCATAAGCACCATCAAAGTGCAGAAGCAGTTTGGTATTTGCATCACCTTGGAACATACCCGTGGGAGCGGTGAAGTTCGCTGTATAACGACCGCTATTGGAAATTCTAAATTCATCAATGTAACCAGGGAAATCAGCAGAAGCATCAAATGCAGCACCGATTCTGACTGGTTTAGTAGAACCATAGTTACCACTATCAGAGAAATCACTACCTTCTTGAGTCCCGTTAAGGAACATTTTAGTAGTTGTAGAAGTTCTAGAGACTGCTACATGATACCAAGTATCAGCGACTAAGTTAGTAGCACCAGTAATAACAACACTACCATTTACATAATACTTGAGGTTTGCACCGTCAAGATACAGATATGCAGAAACTTCTGTACCAGTAGTTCTCATATCAAAGATTGCTTTACTTCCAGAAGCAATTGAATTGGGTTTAATCCAACATTCAATAGTATATGCATTAGTTCCAAATCCAAACTCAGTGGAAGTAGCAATGCTCGCATATTCATCAACAGGAACTGCACCAACATTTACAGTAATTGTTGTAGAAGTTGTAGCAGTAATAGCAAGTGCCGAACTAGATGCTGGGTCAGTAGAACGAGGATATGCTTTATTGGATGTATTATTATCTTGAGCACAAGTAAATACAACACCATTATCGGCAATTGTTACTGTGTTGCTAGTAGTAAGAGAATGTGTTCCAATATTAAGAACCATGAGACCCGAGAATGGGTCATATGTGGTTCCAGCAGCAGCGGTAAACGATCCTGTAGCGCCACCGCCAGCAGTAATTGCATTAGTAACACCACTTACAAACGTATGTGCTGAAGTTCCAGGTGAAAGTGCCAGACAACCAGAACCATACCTTTCATTGTAAGTATTAATTGTAGCATTGGTAAATGTTACAGAATGATAGTCCTCACCAGTAGACTTACATCTACCAATCTTACCAAGATAGATGGTCTGAGTTGCCTGACTATATCCAACAACTTCTGCCTTTGTGTCCAAAGTCCTAATTACATGACCATCGTTTAAGAAACCAGATCCCTGTCTATCAGTAAAGGTTAGTTTTCTAACCTTGATATCTTCATTTGCTGCAAATTCTGATGTATTAGTTCCATAAGAAATTGTATAATTTCTAATAAATTCATTATTATCAAAGTCGCCAGTTTGCTGATCGTAAACGATAATATTGTTACTGATAGATTCGCTCGAAGGGAATTGTGCATCAAAAGCAGTAGCATTATCAGTAAAGTCAACAATACTTACTTGAGACTTAGAAATATCGTCAATAACTTTATTTGGATAAGTGACAGAAGTCAATCTGTTGAATAATAATCCAAAGAAAGAAGAACCAGAAGAAATATTAACTTGAGGAATAAACTCTTGAGTTACAGGATCTTGATATGCACTCGTGGAAGTTATACGAGCAACAACACCAGAAGAAGCACCAATAATAACATCATCAAGTTGAATATCGAATAATCCTGGTGTGGACTGATATGTACCTGTGGTTTTACTAAGAGTCAAACTGTTAGTAATCTCAATTGCAGTAGAATATACAGGAGAATTTTCTTGGTGGGAAATTGCTGCTGTTCCAGACTGAGCTCGAGATACTGTTAATGTTGTAGATTGTGATCCATTAGTAACTCCTGTAACAGTTATAATTTCGGATCTAATTTGATAATTCTCACCTACTTCAAAAGTATTCGCAGGAACGGGAGTTGGAGTTTCGGATGTAGTAGCAATTACCTCTATAGAAGTAGTTGCAGAACCAATACCATAACGGAGTTCCGCAATAGGTGTTTCTTGACCAGTTTCTAAGTTAATGGTTTCAATTCTTGCAGTATTACCCTCCAAGTTTGTAACTTGTTCGTTAAAGATAAACAATCCATTATTAACAACATCAGTGATAGTCTGTAAGGTTCCAGAAAATCCTGTGGCACTAACTTGACATTGCTCACCTGCAATGAAATTACCTTCAGTAACAAATCCACTAATATCGTCACCAGCAACAGTGGTTACAGTGAAACGCGCACTAGATGTAATACCAACGAGAGTATTTCCTGCTGTTGGGAAAATACCACTAGTAAATGTGAATCCTAACGTCTTTGTACTAATTTGAGAAATTTGTGCATTGACATATTTGACACTAGCAGGAGGTTGTGGTGGTTCTGCAAATACAATAGAATCACCTTGAACTTCAAAGGAGGTGTTTGGAGTTTGAGCAACACCATTAAGAACAATCATCAATTGATTAGCATTAGCGATTACATTTTCGCTGTTAACTGTAAGAGGGAATTGAGTCTTAACACCATCAAACTGATTTGAAATGTCATCCAATCTTTGAACAACTGAAGTCAAAATATTCTCAGAAGAGGTAAGTCTCTTTTGACGGAATAAAACTTCAGTATTATTAAATTCGGAATAAATCGGTTCTGCTAAAGCAAAACTCTGAATATTTGGAACTGTTGCTTCTCTAGCAAGTTCTACAGATTTTGTAAGTTGGAAATCAATCTCTTTATTTGCAGTATATCCATATTCTTCTAAATTGAGTTCACCAAATACTTTGAAGGATGCTGGGTGTACATTCTTGATAAGAATATCTTTCCAATCATCAATGGAAACGGAAGATTTAACTGCGTATGAGAAATCTTGATAGTAATAAGAGTCTTGAATTTTCTGAACAATTTCAGAAGGTTTACCAATGTCATCAATAAATTGACCTGTAGTTTTTGTAATAGAACCAATTTCTAAGACACCTTTAGCGATATTTAAATCACTAATTACACCAGAAGATTTAGAGATAGCACCCGAAACACTTTGCCCTTCAGCAAAATCTCCAGTGTAGTCAACAATCTTAAGAATTCTAGGACCAACTTGCCAACCTTCATTGGTAGAAACAAATCCAGTAGCAGTTGCATTTTCTAAAGAGTCACCTTGATATACAAGTTCACCCTCTAAGAATGTAGATGTAATTACATTCGCTTCTGCAGTAGCACCAAAAGATTCGGTCAATACTTGTTGTCTACCTGTACCAGCATTGACAAACGAAAGACCATCACCAAGTTCAGCATTTGCTGCGGTGATTGCAAGTTTCATTTGGTCATTTTCCAAAGAATTTGCAGATCCAGTAATAGCATAATAAGTTGTGGATCCATTTAATCTACCAGTTGCACCAGCAGCAAGGGGGTACTCAATTCCTTGACCAGTATCAACAACATTTAATGTAATCTCAGATCCATTTGCAATTCCATGAGGGAAGGCAAACTGAAGAAGACCTAAATCAAGGTTAACAACATAGTTGAAAGAAGATCTCAGAGATACCGTAGGTTCGGAAGAATATCCAGCACCAGGATCTTTAATTACAATCTGATCAATTCTACCGTTTCTAATTGACGCTTCTGCAGTAGCACCACTTCCACCACCACCTGTGATAATAACAGCTGGTGCCTGAGAATAACCAGAACCAGGATCTGTGACAGTAATACTATCAAGAATACTAGTAGAAGTTAATTGAGCATTGATTGGGAATGTAATTTCAGGACGAAGTGTGTAATCATGAGTATAATCATAACCAAAATTGTTATTCTTAAGTTTCTTGATTTTACCAACATTGGTTCCTTGAGCAAAAACAGATGCTCCAGTGCCAAATGCAGGGATAATAACGTCAACATCAGCACCAGAACCAGTAAGACCAGATCCGAGAATACCTGGAACTGCATCAATATCAATAGATGCAGTTGTATATCCTTTACCAGGAGAAGTAATAGTTACAGATTGAATTTGACCAGGAATAGTAGTACCTTCATCATCCGTACCATCTGCAACTAGAATCGTAACAAAACCACCTTCACCATCGCCAGCAATCGGTACAGAATTATACACACCTACCGCATATTCTGTACCAGGATCATTGATTTCAACTCTTTCAATTTTTCTGGATGATTGAATACCAGTAACAACAGGTAATTTAGAATAGAATCCACCAGAGTTGATCAATCTGATATCACCAATTGCACCAACTGCTTTTTCAGAACTCGTAGTATAAGAAGTTCTAGTAATATTGGCATTTCCTTCAGGTTCATTAGCCAATTCAAATTTAAATACAGTTGCACCTTGAGTAATAGTAGCACCAGCAACTGATGTAATACTGAAGGTTCCCATATAGGGAGAATCTACGATATCAAGATAACTATTTGAATCAATTGGAGAATCATCTCCAGTTCTAGATGGATCGAAGTAATAAGAGATATTAGTTACAATATCTCTATCAACTTTTAGTTTTACCGTTGGGTTTGGTTGACCAGCACCAGTAACACCAGGAGTTCCAACTCTTTCAATAGAGTTGAATGAATATTCAAGTTTAAAGAGATTATCCTTCGAGAATGATAGGTTTGAACCAACCATTGAGGAGTGAGAAACATCAAATAAGTACTGGTGTCCATAGTACATTTTAAGTACAGGAGATTTAGCAAAGATACTTACATTTGCTGCTGTGGTTGCTGGATCTGTCTGAGCAACGGCATTTAACTTATAAGTAAATTCTCTATTACTTACAACCCGATCAACAACAAAAGAACCGTCATATTCATCATATGCAACCGAATTGAGTTGTTGAGTTGGATTACCATCAACCAAAATATTATCACCAACAGAGAGATAATGTCTATCTCCAGTAATAATGTATACTTCATCTGTATTAGCAACTGCTGTTACCTGAAGAACTTTATCAAGTGTTGCGATGAGAGTAATCTTAGTTACACCAGTTAAATTAGTAATTTGTGCAGTAGTTTTTGCACTATTAAAACTAATATCACTAGATGTAATATCAACAACAGAACCAGGAATAAAGGAAGAAGAACCAGAAATCTCTACAATTTTAACACTATAGTGATCTGTATCAAATGGTTTGAATGTTGCAAAACTATCTAAATTTCCGCCACCACCAGTGGCATCAGTTCTATTCAAATTATAGTCGTCTAAATCAAAGTTAAATGTTCCAGGAGTAGTATTGACAACATCCTTAAATTCATAATCAGAAATCACATTAATATCATTAGGAACTGGACCTTCAATACCATAGGTGCTCTGTTCACTAAATTGAGATGTAGAAAGTACACCTGTGTTTAAATCATTTGACCACAGATTGTTGTTGACCGCAAGATATACTTTTTTGTTTGTTCTATCAACTCTTAATACATATCCACTATTTACAAATTGACCAGACGTGTTGTTCAATGTAAGTTTTGAACCAACAGTAATATTAAAGTCTTGATTAATTGTCAGTTCTTGCACATTGTCAATTTTTGTTGTAGAAGTCGTCTTCATGTAATAACGATTCTTGACAACTGCAGTCAGTTTAAGTTTTTGAGATCCAGGAGAAGGAACAGTTGCAGTTCTAGAACTCCATTCATCTACACTATATGCTAAAGTTTCTGTACCTTGAGTCAGTGAAGATGTGGCATCTTCAAAATCAAGACCTTGAAGACCTACACCACCGAGAGTAAATCCAACATTGCTTACAGTTAATGTTGATCCTGTAACAGGAGTAACTGCGGTTCTTACAAATCCAATTTGAGTATTGGTTTGCAATCCTTTATCACCAAGTCGTTCAGAATCAGAATCTTTATCAGACTTCAATCCCCAACCAACATAATCAATATAATCATATCTCTTCAGATTGGTAGTGAACCAAGCATCATCAGTCCAATCATATGCGAGAGCAAAAGTATCTGTAGGAGGCAATGCATCAGCATCAGAAGGAACTGTTGGAGTTACTGCACGATTTCTCAGACGCAGATTATCAATATATCCTTCTAATTGTTCATTGGAACGGAATTGACCTGTAGTAGCAGATTTACCAGGAATGTTACCAATATAAAGATCTTTATTACTCAGTGACGTATTAGCAATAGTACCAGTAATAACTGAAATACCATTCACATATACAGTGAATACATTACCATCTTTTTTAACACCAATAAATTGCCAAGAATTATTAGCAAACATTGTGGTGGATACAGACTGGAAAGGACTGCTAGCAGAATTAATTGTTGTTGAATTATTTGTAACTACTAACTCCAATTTGCCATTTGCATGGTCATAGTATAACCAAAGTCCACCAGTAGCGTCTGTCGCATCACCAATGTTTAATAATGTATACTCAGTTTGACTATTAGATCTAAAATTAGATCCATCTTTGTACAGCATATACTCAATGGTCCAATTATCATTGAGTTTTGTTCCTAAGGACGCTGCTGGAACCTTGATAGCGCCATTTACCCAATCTCCGACAGAAGATACTGTAGCGGCATCAAATGTCAGAGAAGCGCCGCCACCGCCGCCTAGGCGTGCATCAGTAATAGTAAATGTTTCGTCTACAGCATAACCAGAACCAGGATTAACAATAGTAACTGTTGCTGCACCATTAGCAGCAACTACGACGCTAAAGGTAGCACCTGTACCAGAAGCATCTGTACTAAAGTCACCAGTACCAATAGTATATGTTCCTGCAGTTCTAGAAGAATCAGCAGCACTGACTGTATCAATTGTTAAGAGGCGACCTGCCGTGGCATCCTTACCAAGAATTTTTGCATAACCACCCTCATACTTGACAGAATCACTACCTGTTGCACTAAGAGTGGATAGAGTATAATGACCAGTTTTATCAGTAGCATCAGAAGCAAACTCACAAAGCAATTCATTTCTATTCCACTGAGTTTGACCAAATACGTATGGATCTCCAGAGTTATCTACCGTAATTGCGTGAACAGTAATACCTTCGATGCGATTCTTATCAAAATTATTATTAGTATGTTTTTTCAGTTTACCATCATATCCAATTTTTACACTATCAACAAGTTTTTGATTAGTGGTACTATCAGTTCTAGTAAATGCAATATTTAAATCTCCGAAAATATCAATTGTACTTCTAGTGGCAAGTTCAATATTGCTACCAGATGGAGTGAGATATCTATAATTCCAGAGTAAATCACCACTTGCATCTAATTTACCAACCCAGAAACTATCTTTAGTTGCATTATTGGTCTTAAGAGCCAAAGTAGCAGTGATATAAAATTCATCGAATTCATCAACTGCTAAACTGGTATTTCTAAAGGAATAAACAGTATTATTAATCTCCTTAATCCATTCAATAGAGATTGCAGATGTTCCTACGATTGCTTTACCAAAGGCAACTTTAGAATCCGCTGCACCATCAGTAGCAGCAGTTTCCATAATAAAATAAACTGCATCATTAAGTACAATCAAATCTGTAACTTTCTCAGACCCTGAAGCAGATGCAATCTTTCTCTTAGCAGCAAAATCACCAGTGGAATCAATAGATGCAATAAATGCGTCTTGGGGATTTGCAGAGTTTGTATTTGTGTAACCACCAATAATATAACGAGTATCGGAATATTTTTTGAGTGTGGTGACATAATCAGCTCTGGTAGAACCAGAGATACCAGAGTATTCTTTCTGGAAACTAAGTGTTGCACTAAGACCATCGGTGCTTTGTACATACTTTGCAAGAATAATATCAGGATTGTATGCAGCATTAACTTGAATATTTGGTCTGGTTTGTCCAACCAACCAAATATTGTCTCCACTAACATCTAATTTTGTAAATTCTGTATAGGTTTGTCCTACGGTGCTTTCAAGAGTTTTCTCCCACTCCTTAACACCAAGTTCAGAGAATTTTGAAACAAATGCAACTTCATTGTTAGTAGCATCTACAGTTTTTCCACAGAAGAAAACTTCTTTGTTATCATTAACAAAAACATCATTAATTTTTACATATTCCTCATGCTCAACTAAAGAAACATAGTAATTTGCTTTTTTGAAGATTTGTGGATGGGATAAAATAACACGAGGATTTTTAGTATATCCAGATCCAGCATTTACGATGTTAACAGTATCAATAGATCCAACTGTTGTTGTAACTGCCTGAAGTTCTGCAGATTCACCGTCACCATCAATAATAATTGTGGGAGGAATTTCAGAATCATATCCAGACCCAGTTTGAGTAATTATAATTTCTTCAACACCTTTAAGTTGTCTGACGACGAAACTCTTATTTGTTTCATCCATTACAGGTGTATAATCAACATATACAGAATCACTTACAATCAAATTGTGAGGAGTCGATGTTGTTAATACGCCATAGAATTTATCTTCAACTGATTCAAACGTATATGCACTAACGGTCTCACCTTTGATTCTAGAGACCCTTGCAGATACACCACTTCCATCAGTATCGGAATTGTCGAAGGTAAGGATGTCATTAACCTGGTAACTCTTACCAGCATCTTCAATGATGAATCCTGTTACGGATGCATCTTCAAATTTAGTAGTTGTTTCAACTTCAATATCAACTTTAGAATCAAATCTAACTTTGGGGAAATAATCAAATAATTGTAATGGAGATTCCTCAAGAATTTGATCAGGATCATCAGTTTCATCCTGACTGATAACACCATCTCTATTTTCATCTTCTACATCAAATAATAAAATGTCTCCGCTTTCTGTAGTAAGAGAATTTGTTGATACATTTGGTGCTCTTTCAACATCAATATCAACATTTTCGTAGGGGTCACGATATCTAATAACACCTGTGGGAATATTTTGCTGAATTGCATCTTTATTCAAATTCCAAGAATCTACAATGGAATTAAAACTAGGTCCAATTACATAAGGGAATACTGGATTACCATTTTCCGTTGTATCGATAGTAATAAAATAGCAATATCTTCCATCAGGAAAATCTGGTGTTTTACAGAAACGACCATTATATTGATCCAAATCGCCCAGACCAAAAGAATATTCATAATCTTCAACAAAATTACCAGCAGGTTCATCACTCAACGATGGTCCAGCAGATCTAACTGGATTTGGATTGCTAACCGAATCTTCAACAAGATTAGTTTTTAATCTATAAGAAGTATTCAGTCTAACAATATTTGAAGACTGATTCGTTGGATCAACATATCCATAAGGACCATAAATTGGATTACCATCAAATGCCCATCCAATGATTGGAGAGTGTTCTAATTGAGTTTCTTGCTCTAAAATAGATCCAGTAAGACTTTCAAATAAATTATCACCAAGAATATATCTCAATCTCTGTGGATTGGACAAATGAGCGTATTCACCACCATATTGATTATTATATCCAGCAAACACTGCTCCTTTTGCAGAATCAAATGTTGTGGTTTCTTGAAGGTTATAAGTCCACTTAAAGATATTTGGAGTAAATGTAGCGCCAGAACCAACAGAAGTCAAATTAATAACTGTAGTTCCCTGAACGTAATTAATACCTCTATTGATAATTTCAATACCAGTTACTCTTCCAGCATTTTCACCATCAGTGTCAATAGTTGCACGAGCAACTGCACCAAAACCATCACCCTGAATAGTAACCTCAGGAGCAGTCGTATATCCACTACCTGCTGAGATGATAGCAATAGAAATAATTCTACCATTACTTACAATCGCTTGAGCAACTGCTCCAGAACCAGAACTAAGAGTGACAGTTGGATTGGAAGTATAAGATTCACCACCATTGGTGATAGCAATAGATTTAACAGGTCCTCTAACAGAAGCAGTTGCTGTAGCACCAGATCCACCACCACCGACAATAGTAATTGTTGGTTGAGATGTATATCCTGTACCGTTTGTATTCATAAGAATACTAGATACAACCCCTCTAGTAACAACAGCAGTTGCAGCAGCACCAGATCCGCCACCGCCAACAATTGAAACAAGAGGAGAAGACGTATAACCACTACCACCATCATTAACAATGATTTCAGTAATAGAACCATTAACAGTTACTGTACCAGCAGCACCTGTACCACCCCCACCAGAAATAGTAATATTTGGAGGAGATGCTGAATCATATCCAGATCCTGCATTATCAATATTGATTGATGTTACTGGACCAAAAGTTTTTGTAATGCTGGACTTATAAGACCAAATAGATGTTCCATTAATCCAAGTTCCAATAGCACCAGGAGAAATATTGTTTTTAACCGAAATAGTTTGAGATGCTAATGGGAATCTATTAAGTTTACGCTGGTTTCCAGGTAAAAGAGCAGATCCAGGGAAAGGACCAATATTATAGTTTGGAATACCAGTAGATGCCACATAGACATAATTATCATTGAAAAAGGTATTCTGAATATTCGTGGTATATGGACCAATAGAATTTAAAACTGCAGTATTATCAGACTTACCTTTATTGAGGTCAACAGAGACAAGAATATTACCTTGAGGAACTACTTCTGCAGGTTGTGCAAGTTGATATTGGAAAACAGTATCACTATCTCTAGATGTTACCAAGAAGGTTCCATTGAAAAGAATTGGATTTGCACCGTAAACTGTTACCTGGTCTCCAACCAAAAGACCATGATTATTTTCACAAGTAACTGTAGCAAATCGATTATCAACACCACCAAAAGCGATATTATCAACTTCAATTAATTTTTTGACATTATACAACCAAGTTTTTAATTGAGGTTTGGTAGATGTACCGCCAAGTTTAGATACTGACAATTTATCGCCAGAAAGATAATAAGATCCAGTATCAGTTAAGGTTGTCTGTTGTGCATCAACAATACCTACAATATTAAGAACAACTTCTTGAGCAGTGCCTTTATTTACATAAACAACCAAATTAGAAGTTACTTCAGTAGCAGAATCCCAATCTTCAACAATATTATTGACAGAGCGTGTACATTCAATAAACTGGTTTAAAGATTTCTCTTTATACTGAATTACTTCTGAGTTACCAATAACAAATTCACCGTTTCTCTCTGGCCAACCAATCGTAGAGTCTACAGTGATAATACTGTCAGTTGCATTCAAAGGTTCTGCAAGTTTTGTTTTATATGGAACTACAAAACTTCCTTGAATAGTTTCTTCGGAAAGAACTAATTCGTAAAGTTCAACGTTAGAAGTTTTAATAGAAATAAAGTTTTCAATTAAAGCACTTGCTGCCTGAATATTAGGATCTGCAATACTAGACTCTTGAGTAAGGAGACCATCTTTGATATTAGTTGGATCACCACTAACTAAGGTTGCACGAAGAATAGTATCAATAGACCAAGTTGCTGCAGATGGTTTTGTAATCTGATCTTTTGGATAAGAAACTGTTACTTGTTCACCATACAGAAGTTTAAACAAGTATGCAACACTAAAAGAAGTACCTTTAGTAGAATAAAAATCTTTTACCGATTTAATTGCATTTCGTACATCAATTTTTTTATAATCAAGTTCAGGAACATCTGGTAAAAACTGTTCTGTGTATTTGTCGAGAAGTCTCTTAACAAATAAAGCATCTAAACATTTTACTTCTGCATTCTCCATTGCTGCAGATGCAGTTGTATTATTAGAAAATACTGCGTTTCCACTTTCAGTATATCTTACAATACCACTAGACGCTCTAGCACACCCTTCAAATTTGGCCTTAGTAAATCCACTTCCTTTTTTAGAAACAGAAAATCCTGTAATTTCATTTAAACCAATTTCAACAGATGCTCTGGCTTCTGGAGGATTTTGAATAATGATTGATGGTGGATTAGCTGAAGAATATCCACTACCAAAATTAGTGATGTTAATATCAGTAATTCTTCCATTAAAGACTGAAGCAGTTGCTGTAGCTCCAGTGCCACCGTCTTCTCTATTATCAACAATATAGACAGATGGGACATCATCATATCCAGAACCACCATTAAGTAATTCAACAGATACAATTCTACCATCACCATCTACAAGAGTTTCTAATACCTGAGCACCTACGGGATCAACAACAGCAATTCTAGGTACACTAGTATATCCCTGACCAGCATTAATAATATTGATAGAAGTAACTTTACCATCAGTAAGAACTGCTTGCAAAACTGCTTTTACAGGATTATTTCCAGTTGGTTCGTCAATATAAATGCTTGGAACCGTTGTATATCCAGATCCACCATCTGTTACAGGAATAGTTCCACTAACACTACCATTAGAAAGTGTCACACTTCCTAATTTTGCACCACCTGGTTGTTTAAACGAAACCCTAGGAGTAAAAGTATATCCGCTGCCCGAATTTTCAATTTCAATACTAGAAACTGAACCATTTGTAACAATTGCCTTTAATTTGGCATTTTTAGAATCAGACGTTGTAGAAGACTGAACAACTACCTCTGGGGGGTTGGTATCACTATACCCCCTTCCGCCGTCAAGTAAAACAGAATTTTTAACACCATTTACAAGTGCTGTGGCTGCTGCACCAGATCCTGTATCAACACCTGTAATAGTAACTTTAGGAGGATATTTGTACTCATACCCAGAACCTGTAGAATTGATACTAATAGAATCTAATTCACCAGAATTACTAATACGAGCATAACCAACAGCACCAGAACCAAAATCTGGAATGGGTGCTTCAATAGAATACAGAGATAAAATTCTACCATTTAATGGTGCTTCATTAAAGATGAATAGATTTTTATCGATAAAATAATCTTGCTTAGGTACTAAAAGATTATTATCGTAAACTGCTAAAATATATTCATCTGCAATTGGTTCATAATCTACACCATTTCTACGAATCTTAAAAATTGTTTCTCCATCGCCAAAATCTGCAGAAATGCTATCAATAGGAACAATTGTATTTTCAATAAATCCACTAAGAAAATTGATATAAGTATCAACATTATCATCACCAGCAACTCTTGCTCTAGGTGCTGTGGTGAAAACAATATTGTCATCATCAACAGTATAGTCTACACCAGGAATTAAGATTTCTCCATAGAGACTAACAATTAAATGTTGTGCTGTTGGAGGACTAACTGGCGACGATTGAGATGTAAGGGGGAATGATCTAGTTGTTCCGTTGTATGAATCGATTAATTGAGCTAGACCAGTCCACTTAAGTTTTACCTGATCGTAAGATATACCAGGACTTAATGCAATGTTAGGAGCAGACGTAGTTTTCTCATAGTAAATTACTTCGTCACCAATTAAAATAGATCCATTAGTATCAAGAAAACTATCTACACTTTCAACAACAATAGTATTACTTTCACTTGTGATTGGTTCTACAATCTTAGTTGCACCGTCTAAAATATCTACATCAAGTTTATCAATATCAAGATATTGTAGGAAATTATTAATAATGTTCTGACCAAGACCAGTTTTTTCTTGAGATCTATAGTAATACTCAAGAAACTTATTAAACAGTGGATATTCTGTCTTTAAAAACTCAGGAGACTGAGAACTAATAGACTGGGAGACCTTATTAATATTCATCTAACTTTAGAAGCAACTAGAATCGTTGAGTGAACCAGCATTTGAAATCGGTGGGATCTCAATTGTCGCAGGAGTAACGGCGTAATCCGTTGGCGTCAAACTATTTAGAGGGATTGTTGGAGGTGGTGTTGTGCCAATTGGGGCAACTGTAATCGATGGAACAGCAATATTAATAACTGTACCAGGAGTAGTTGCTGGAATAGTAGAATTGTTAGCAGGAATAAACATTACTGGGATTTGAATACCCGTAGAAAGCAATGTTGGTTCTAAGACATCACCAATTCCTGTACCAGTGTCGGTAATAGTAACAGAACCTGAAGGGAGAGGACCTCCTGCACCGATAACATTAACAGGACCAAAACAGACTTGACCATTGCTATAATTTACTGTACCTGCTTGATCATTGGTGTAAATTTTACGAATACCAGTATTGTAATAGGTTCTAAGATTTCCATATCCATCATCTTCAAATTGCTGATCAACACCAGGTCTATCAGCAGTTCTAAAGGTTCCAGAAGAAACTACTGGTTCTTTCTTACAAGTGCCATCACCATCATCTTGACTAGGACCACTGTTGTATAACTCAGATCCTGTTGCAATACAATAAGTATTAGTTTGATTTGTATCTGGTTCAATATACTTCAAAAGACTTATTTGAAGCGACGTATCTGTAACAGACTTGTTTGACAATCCAATTGCCTTCTCTAACTGAGATGCTCGGAATGTAGAGTTGAAATTATTAATTTGTGTTTGAATTGCCCAATCATTTACAGCATTGTCAATATCCGATTTAATCTCAGATGCATTAGATCCCGCTCCAGTATCATAAAGAGCAAAAATCTTAACATTGATATAGATGTTATCAGGATCTACAATAACTGGATCAATTGATGCCATGGCATAGGGTCTCAAATCAGCAGCAATTTGCTTTTTGGTAGCATCATTTAGATTTGATCCAGTCCTTGTTTTGATAACAATAAAAACTTTTCCATAGACAGGTGGATTTAATGCATCTCCACCATACGCAACTACTGATTGTGCATTGGGATAAATTTTTCTTGTAATAATTGCATAATCTTGAGAAGTTACTGCTCTATATTGTGCTGAATAATATCTTGGAGCATTATACTTGATAGATTCTACACTCTCTGCAGCAATACCCTGTTGAGATTTTTGTTTTACAGTTAATTTAACAGTTGACGATGAATAAGCTCTATCATTATTATCCGTAATCTTACCAATAAAACTAAACTTACTTACCTGATTACCATCTGTTCCAGATGTAACCAAATATTCAAGATCAATAACCTCCCCATCTTTTACTGCTCGCCCAACGCTATCGTCACCAAATCGAATCTCATACCTCATATCTTCCGTCTCAGACAAGAAATATGAACGAGTTGTAGGTGTTACTGTAGCAACTGTTTCTGCACGACTATAGAGGTCAAATTGAGTAGAAGACTCATTAGGTCTTACTTTTACAACCAATGTCGAAATGTCAGCATCTTCAGAAGGAATTTTGTAAGTTTGCTTTGCAAACGTATTAACAACATACGAAAATGTAACTAAAGCTCCTTCACGAATAGTTACATTATTAAATTCTCCAATACCAGTGGTTTGATCTACACTAACGGTAATATCATCCAATATATTCCAAATATAAGCGCCACCAGATGCTACAGATCCCTTCTTTAAGGTTAAAGAAGAGGGGTAAAATCCATCTACCTGCTCAGTAGTTACGGTAAGATTTACACAACCCTTAGATGCTGTAATGGATCTAGGGGTATAATTCAATAGTTTAGCAATATTGACTACATTATCTCTTACTGTTGCCGAAGGCAAAAATGCCTCATTCATTGCCATGTTTGCATTGAATGAGGTGTAGTAACTATTGTACGCCAATAAGTCAATCAAGTATGACAGGGAAGACCCATCAAAATCATAATCACTAAACTCCGAACGAGTCCTTAGATATGACTTAATAGAAGATTTAATATCCTCAAAATCTAATGCTGTTAAGTTATTTGGTTGCATTACTCGGGTCTCTGTAAAACAAATTCTATTGTTTCAACAATGGGTAAACCAACTACTTGATATTCAATGGATACATTTAACTTATTACTTTCTTCAATTGGAGTAACTTCTACATTTGTAAGACTTACTCTCGGTTCATATTGATTGATAGTTTGTTTAATTTCATCAGTAAGTGTATCTACAGTAAAAGCATCTAATGGTTCAAACAAAAGATCTGTTACTGATGATCCAACTAAAGGTTGAAACGGTTTTTCTCCAGGTGCAGTCAAAATTAAATTTTTTACTGCTTGCTTTATGGAGTTTTCATTACTTACGACAGAGAGATCGTCCGTAAATGGATTTTTAGCAAAATTAATCGCAAAGTCCTTAAAACTTTTCGATTTTTTAAAATTGTTACCTCCAATCGGTTTTAAAGACATCTCCCTGACATTACTTCACACAAATATATTTATCGCCCTTGTCCACGATAACGCTTTTTAGCATTATTTCGACTAGTTGATGAATATTTTGTGTGTTGTCCAGACCCCTGACGAGTTTTCTTGGGAGTCGATTCAATCATATTGCCGCCAGTAAGCGACTTTTTCATTTTTGCCATAATTAACCTTTAATAGTTCCGATAAAAACGTCTTTACTAGATCCTGCCACTGTAGAAGTGCATGGGAATTCTAAACTCAAATCTCCAAAAGGATCTCCAAATCGACCAGCACGCTTCCCTAAAATAAAGACTGTCTTACATGTAGCAAACAGTTTACGAGGATGTCCTGTAGGCGCTTCACGCCCTGCTACAGCACCCTTGGTCAACCACCAAGCATTGTTGGGTATTGAACCTGGGGGACACCCTTTGGGGATACCAGTATAATTTACTGCGTGCATGGTCAGAGTGGGATGTGGAATTAATAGATCTTGATCCAAAATAGGAGACAATTGATTAATTCTAACAGTCCGCACAGTTTCCACCGTTGGTGTTTGGGGTGTTGGTAACCAAGATGTGGTTCCATTCATTAAGGTAACAGTTTTGGGTTTAGTCTTAACATCTGTATTTGCTGGGATTGTGCATTTCGGCATAATCGAACCACCCAATCCTGGATGGTGTGTTGAACCAGATCCAGTTCCATGCCCACTACAGGAACCCATGAATAATGCTGCTGCGAATGACATAAGTTTAATCTGCGAAAGGATTTCCGAATGCCTGTGCTGCTAAACCAACGGTTCTGGCACTTTTACTAAAATCGTGCCAGATAGTAATTATACCACTTGCTTCCCATGGTTGGCAACCAGGACCTTGTATTACTTGTCCCATTGTATACACATTTGTTGTTCGGGTGGTATTTCCATCATCACCTGTAACCTCACCAGTATCAGTGTCTTGTGTGACTGTTGGTTGATTACAAACAAAATGTGATGTACCAATATCAACAGGTGTACAACTTAATGTAACTGAAATAGTCTCCTTTTGTTTAGAATCGGGACGATATTGGCGCATAACGTATTTAGTGAATTCTGTCGCCTCTGGTAAATTACTAAAACTACCAATATTGGTTTCTACTTTTGTTGCGGGGAAAGTAGTTGTTTCAGGATACTCTTCTTGAGTAATGGCATCAATATGATCCAAAACAGTATTTTGTGCCCTTTCTTTATCATCTATGATTACCTGTTTGAAATCTGCAGGGAGGTCAGATCTCTCTAAGTAAGTCACATCATATTCTGGAACCATAGTCTCTTTCAGTGGATCTGTTTGATCTTTAGTATAAACGCGCTGACTACGTGTATAAATCACATCTTCTTCGGGATCCGTCTTAATATCCATAGGCGGATTCGATGATACCGCAGTCATATCTTCATTTACGGCATTATAAACATCTTCAATTTGTTGCAAATCCTCAGCAGATGCTTTAAATTCGCCCTCAGGAAGAGCTTTTAGAATATCTTGAAATTCATCAATAGTTTCACCTCGATATCCCTCATTTTTAGTAACATCTTCTATTCTCTCAATGAGATTGTTAATTACTAAATTAGGTCTATTTACCGCATCATATCCCTTTCCAGGTTTAATAATTTCTACAGAAGATAATGTCCCTCCTGTAAAATCCCCTTTAATAATTGCTTGTTCATTATTACCACCTGCATCATCTGAAATTGGTTCAATATCAACACCTTGATCCTTTGTAACTACTTCAAACTTGAGTGATTCCGTAGTGAGTTCGATTAAAAACTCTGGATTACCATCATCTGTGCTTGTATTTCGCAATCCCGTACCACTATCACTAGGACATGTGATATCCATGTCTGGTGGTCCGTCTAATTTATCCAAATTAGATCCACCATGAGTAACTTCAAGAACTTGAATCCGTGCCGATCCGCCAGAAATTGTGACTATATCACCAATTGTATATCCAGTTCCAGGATTATTTACTGTTATAGAGTAAATTTCATTATCAATTACCGACTGTACATCATTTCCATCAACATCGATCAATCCCTGTATATTAGTTGCATTAAAATCAACCGTTAATCCGCTTCCTGTACCACCACTAGTTGCAACATTTGTACCAGGATCATACCCAGACAACTCATCATTTACATTTAAGTCCGTTAAACTCTGATTTGAGAAACTATAAACGCCAGAATCAATGTTTACGTCAGTAATTCCGCCTTTTTCGTCCAGAGAAATGAACGCAAGAGGAGCTGAAACACTATTAAAGATGTCTGGAGCTTCTTTATTGACATCTCCCGTGACATATTGGAGCGATTTATCCAAAAATTCGTACATTCCTACTAAAATTGCACGATCTGGGATGCCATATCCCGCTACAGCAGTGATAACATGGTTTCTACTAGAGGTATATTGCGTATCTTTGGTAAAATTACTACCATTTCCGTCAAGATACGCTACATGATACGGAAATTCACCAATTTCAGTGTGAAAAGTGCGGTTAATCCTGTGTCCATTAAGAGTATCACCCACTCTCATGATGTCTTGAGGGTCACCACCAGCGAGAACTGACACAGGACCCACCGCAGAAACCTTCAAATTGATTGTAAAAGTAACTAAAGAGTTGTCTGCTAGACGAAGTTGCGTGGATAACGGGAATACTTGACCCACTGAGAACCCTGTTCCATTACTTAAAACCTCCGTCAAGGTCCATCTAGTGCCATTATAGACAGTTGTTGCACCAGAATCGTCATATATTGCTTCAATTCTGAATTTGACTCTTAAATCAATCGCATTTACACCGTCATTGATATCAAAAATTTCAAAATCAGTAAATCCTGCATCACCATCATTGACATTAGACCAAGGATTTTGAGCAGATGTATAAGCAATACCTGATTCTGCAGCTGCATCCCATGCATCAGCATAGGTTGCACCATCAAAACTAACTTCAAAGTCTATAGCACCATTAGGTAGTTGACTTGAAAATTGATCATAACTAAATGCAACTTTAAATGACTCAGTATCAACCGCAAATAATGTTGGATGTGGACAATCTTTATCACCTGTTAGATCTTCATTTGCACTATATGTTAATATAGTTTTAGCAGGACTACAAGTAAAGTTTGTACAGGGGATACATCTTACCCCGTCTTCGGTCGTTGAAGATGAAGTACCAGGACTATAACCAGGTTCTCCAGGTGTGCCTGTACCAGGTGTACCGACAGTAGTGGTTCCTCGGCGGGTTTCTAACCAATATGCTGCTTTTCCAATATGCCCTGCTTCATCAGACGTATCATACAGATAAGAAAACCAAGTATCCGAATACTGAAAGTCAAACGATAACTCATTAGGAACATAGTCTAATGCTATGATACTTTCAGTAAAGTTATCTCTAGAAAAGGTAAGTGTACAAGGATCAGTTTTTGTTACCATCCCACAAATAGCAGGCGGCGCTCCTAACGAAGGGTCATATTGAGTTAGAACAGAATCATACATGACAGCATCAGAATCCCTGTCAGGAAGATTGTACCTACCATCAGTCCTAATGACAGACTGTGGATACTCCTCGTATTCAAACGTTACTGCGCCCTGCTCGCCCACCACGGGAACATTAGGGTAACAACTATTCGGATCGCAATCTGGATCTGAACCATCTAATATTTCAGGATCGTACTTACACCCCATTTTCTAACTCCCTGATCCTCCTATAGATTTCATCAAAATTCTCTTTCAAGTTCAGATAGTCCTCATATCCCTCTGGTTTGTAAAAAGTCTTTGCTGGCGTGGGTAACTCGGAAACATACTTTTCCACCTCTTGTAGGCGCTTCCCGAGTGCTAAGAGACACTCATTGATGTTCTTTAGAGATTCGCAAATTTGTTCTGCACTTACCTCAACTAATTCTTCACTCATCCTCTGCTTTCCTTAATGTAAATGTACTATCTTCAATATCATAATCGAGTTCTGTCCCAATATCCCATCCCAGTTCTTCACATACCTCGTAAGGAATCGTGAGGATTAAATCACCGAAATCATCTTCTTCCAGTCTGGTTGTGAATCTATGGGACATATCTCTATAGGCGGTTTCTAACTTGGGGGTTGTCTGTGGGATTATCGTTCTTCCACTCAACCCATAGTGTATATAGATCTTCTAATACTTGAGAGGCATACGATGATGCGTAATAGTCTGCACACGCATACATCCGAGGGTCTAGAAACGACTCTTTGAATATTAATTGCTCCAATGCCCATACACGTGTGTCCTGTCTCTCTATGCGGGTCTTGGAGTCCATTTTTTTACCTCAGAAAATTTTTTGAAACCTGTGGAAAACTTTTACGAAATAATATATCGATCGCTCTGGGGAACCTTTGTAGGTTAGGGTAGTGGCCGTTTTTTATATTTAAGGGGGCCAATTTTACTGCCCCGATAACATTTAACAACTGTCCGCTAAGTGTTACATAGTGCCTCCGATTAC